ACCTCGAATCAGCGAAAAGACCTTTGCTTGATGAGTGTATCTCTGTATCTCCTGCTATGCCTTCCCTCAAGATAGAAGCTGTTAAGGGAGAAGATGAATGATTACTGAGGCTAAAGCATTAGAGGCTATCCAAGAACTTATCACTGAGCTTGAGTCTATCTATGAGCAGATAGTTGACCACGGTTTGACTGATGATACTCGTGAGGAACTGGAGAGCCAGTCTGGTGCCATCGGTACTATCCTTGGGGAATGGGAGCAATCGTAATGGCCGAATCCGTTGATGAGTTCTTAGCCAGAGGTGGCAAGGTACAAGAGCTAGAGCCTACTGAGAGAACATATCGAGATGAGAATGCTTTCAGAAGGTCTTATAAGCGTAAGCAGGATGAAGAGAACTATACTGACTTCCAAATGAGACAAGCAGAGAATGAAACCCACTGTAAGAAACCAGGAAACATATAATGAAAGAATCTGAAATGAGTAGCTTATACGAATGGCAAGACCAAATAGAATTAATGCGAGCAATCGTAAAGGCTGTTGATGAAGGTAAAGAGATACAGTACAAAGATAGCGAAGGTAACTGGGTTCCTAAAGTATCAGGTAGATTTAGATTTAGCTTCCATAAGTACAACTACCGAGTAAAACCTGAGCAGTTAGTAAGATGGATAAACTTTTATGACCACGGAAGCCATGCTTACGGAAGCAAAGAAGAAGCTAAGAAAAACACTGTTGGGGATTGTATAAGAGTAGCCGTTAAGATGGTAGAGGCTGCTGATGAGGTAGAAGATAATGAAAACTAAGAAAACTGAGTTTAATCAAAAGGTAGGCATCTGGGCAATCCCAAAAAGCTCCTACCAAATAGAACAGAATCCTGACGATGAGCCTTTTGACTTCCAAGTAAGAACTGATAAGCCTTGGATAAATGGCGCTGTTCAAGTGTATGAAGAAGAGATATCAATGACTGTTCCAGAAGGTATTGATATAACTATGAAGGCTATTGAGACTCTTAATGCAGCTAAAGTAGAGCTTCAAGCGTCACTTAATTCGCAGATAGCGGAAATAAATGGTCAGATATCAAATCTTCTTAGGTTAGAGTGTATACCTGATGATCCTGAATCCTTTTATGGTGAGCCTATATGTAATGAATGTAGGTCAGCGCCCTGTATATGCTTGAATGAATTAGATGATTTTGATGATATACCATTTTAAGGAGTCAAAGTAATGTCAATTAGGATTCAGAAGACAACTGATATAGTTATAGATTCCGTGAAGTGCGTAGTCTATGGTGGGGCTGGAGTTGGTAAGACACGATTATGTGCCTCCGCTCCTAGTCCTATCATCATATCAGCCGAGTCTGGTCTCTTATCACTAGCTGAAACTAGCTGTGATTACATAGAGATCAGTACGCTTAAAGAGCTTGACGATGCCTACAAATGGGCTAAAGGTTCTAAAGAAGCGGAAAATTATGAAACAATCTGCCTCGACTCTTTATCAGAGATAGCGGAGGTCATTATACAGGAGCTTAAACCTCAAGTTAAAGACCCTCGACAGGCTTATGGACAGATGGCTGATGCTATGATGCCCATGCTTCGTAAGTTTCGTAACCTTAAAAGTAAGCATACTTTGTTTACCTCTAAGCTGGTAGTGATGCAGGATGAGGAAACAGATAAAATATCTGAAGAACTCATGTTACCAGGCAGAGTGCTACCTGCTCAAGTACCTTATATGGTAGATGAGCTATTCAAATTGAAGGTTGATCGAAAGGGAGTTGCTATGTTACAGACAGTTCCTGATAGATTATCCTTCGCCAAAGACAGATCGGGTGCTTTACTAGCTGCTGAAGCTCCTGATATGACTGCTATTATCAATAAGATAATGGCTAAAGCAGCAAAGAAACTAACTTAAATAGGAAACTTGAAAATGGCACTATTACCTGACGTATTTATACCTGATGAAGCTGATGCTAACCCGTTCGCACCTATCCCTGCTGATTGGTATGAGGGTGAGATCACTAAATCTGACCTTAAAGTTACCAATGATAAGACTGGCAAGTATATTGCTATGTGCTTCAAGGTAACTAATGGCGAATATGAGAATCGTATGATCTTTACGAACCTTAATATCGTCAATAAGTCCGATGTGGCTGTGAAGATAGCGCGTTCTGACTTAAAAGCTATCTGTGAAGCTGTAGGTTTTGAAGGTGAATTAGAAGATACGGAAGACTTGCACAATATTCCGCTTATGTTCAAAGTCTCTATCAAAGCGGAGACCTCTCAATGGCCTGCTAAGAATGAGATCAAAGCATTCAAATCAACAGCTGATATTGACGACATACCTTTTTAACCAACTATCGCCCTCTGAAATGAGGGCACTCTGAGAATACTATTATGCAAGATATAGTGAATATGGAAGAATTGAAAGATAAAGTAAGACCAGAAATGGTTCTTATGATTGACACCCTAGTTGAAACACTAGAAGTTGTAGTAGTTCTTATGAAAGAGTGTGGTCTTAAGCAACATGAGATTGTAACTGTCCTTGTATCATCAGTCACTACAGCTTTACTTCGTGAAGTAAAAAGCATTGAAGGTTTGTATGAGATAATGGCTGGGTGCGCCGAATCTATTGGTAAGAGCATATCGCCTTCTGAAAAAGAGGAGGTGCATTAGATGCTTATTACTAAAAAATGCCCATTTACTGGCGAGGTAAATCAGAAAGAGATACCAGTCACTCCGCTTCAACTAGAGCGATGGGAGAAAGGCGAGCTTATACAGAAGGCTATGCCTAATCTAACGGACTCACAACGAGAATTCATAATGACAGGCATCACTGATGATGTTTGGAACGAAACTTTTGGAGAAATATAATGTCTATGACACCTGGACAAGAAAAACTATCACGTAAACTTTACCATGATACACAAGATTTGATTAGTAATTACCTTGAAGCAATGGGTAGAGAGGTTCTCACTGACAAAGGGGTTAATCTTGATGACTTCCGTAAGTCCGCTATCTCTGCTAAGGTTACTATTGATACAGTTTACACTTCTATGATTCAATCAGCTTGTGATGGAATAAGTGAAGAACTTAAGAAGCCAGATTTAGGCAAAGGGCTATTGGTAGACATACTGGGCGATTGCCTTGATGACTATATGTCTGATGTGCTACCTATGATACTAGAGGACAAGTTGACGGCTATGGTTATCATAAAAGCTATGAGTAATCGTATGGGTAATGCTAAGAATGTCGCCTCTGAAATAGAGAAGCTCAAGCGGAAGCTCAAAGACGTTGATCCAAGTGGCACATTCGCTGAGATAATGGAGAAGGTGAATGGCTAGAATGCTATATGATATAGAGACTGCTTTCATAGAGAAGCAGCTCTTGACAATAATGAAGATTGCTAAGAATAAAAATATTCGATCTGTTCAATCAAGAATAGATCAGATGAACTTATTGGCTACCCTAGCTGTCGATGTAATTGAAGAGACTAGGCTGAAAGAGCCTGATCTCATAGAGGGCTTATTTGATGAGTAACTATCCAGATAATATAAGGGATTTTGACCATCACCCTCAGTCTCCATTCTATGAGGAGGACTACTGTGATGAATGTGAGCACCCCCTATCAGATTGCATATGCAATGAGGAAACAGAAGATGGCACTGATACCACAGAATGATGATATAAATCATTTGCTTAATAATGTAATAATCACTGAGCCTTTACGTCCATACTTAGGTCTATCTCAGATAGGCAATGGGTGCCATAGGTTCTTACAGTACTATCATTACTGGTGCTTTCAGAGTTCTTACAGCAACAGGGTTAAACGACTGTTCGGTGTAGGACATTCCGCTGAAGAAACAATGATAGCTGATCTGAAGAAGGTAGGCATTAATGTTACGAACCAGCAACAAAGCATAGTAGCCACTGGAGGCCATTGGAGAGGGCATACTGATGGAAGTTCAATATGGGGGCTTCGTGAGTACCTAGTAGAGTTCAAGACTCATAATGATAAGAGCTTCAAAGACCTTATCAAGAAGAAGGTAAAGCTATCTAAGCCAGGTCATTATGGACAGTGCCAGAGTTATATGGGATACTTAAAGCTAAAGGCTTGTATCTATATGGCTCTCAATAAGAATGACTCAACTTACTATATTGAGATAATTGAATTTGACCCAGAGTATTTCGAGGATAGCAAGCGGAAGGAAGGTGAGATCATCATGTCTGATGTTCTTCTGCCTAAGATAGGTACTGGTACATCAACTTGGTTTGAGTGCAAGATGTGCGATGCTCGTAATGTGTGCCATAAAGGGAAGGATCCTCTTAAGTCATGCAGGTCTTGTGAGTTCGTAGATGTTCTTGATGAAGGAAAGTGGGCTTGTACAAAATCACTTACTGAAAAAATATTATCTGTTGATGAGCAACTAGCAGCGTGTTATTTGTATGAAGTAGGAGACATATTCAAGTGAGTATTGAGTTAAGGCACTATCAGGCAGGCGTTACCCCAGCCGTTATAAAGTATCTCCGCTCTAACAAAGGGAAGCATCCAGTCGTAGCTTTGCCTACAGGTAGTGGTAAGACTTACTGTATAGCTGACCTTATAAAGCACTTCGCTGAGAAATGGAACATAAAGATATTAGTTCTATCTCACGTCAAAGAAATATTGGCGCAGAATCACAAAGCGATAAGTGAATATACTGGTCGTGATATTGGCCTTAACTCATCTATGCTTGGGAAGAGGGAAGTGAAGGATATAACTGTAGCAGGTATTCAATCTGTATTCAGAAGCCCTGAGCAGTTCAAAGGTGTACAGTTAGTTATAATAGATGAAGCACACCTCATCTCTGTAGAAGAAGGAACGATGTACCAGAAGTTCCTGGCTGGGATAGGTAAGCACATAAGGGTAGGCTTTACAGCTACCCCTTTCAGGCTAGGCTCAGGATACATCTATGGGAATACTGAGGATACTCCCTTTGATGATGTATGCTATGACTGGTCTAGCTCTGAGAGATTCATACAGTTAATAGATGAAGGGTATCTGTCCAAGCTGACTACTAAGCGTACAAAGCTGGAGATGGACACTACAGGTATAAAGCTAATAGCAGGAGACTTTAGTGAGAAGCAACTATCTACTGAGTTTGATAGAGAGCCTATCACTAATGCTGCTATCAAGGAGATATTAGCTGCTGGAGTCAATAGAAAGAAGTGGCTTATATTCGCTATAGATATTAGTCATGCAGAGCACATAGCGGAAGTCTTAATCAGGAACGGAATACCTACAGCCCCTGTTCACTCCAAGATGGCAGAAGCAGGATTCGACAGAGATAAAGTATTAAAGGGATTCAAAGATGGAAAGTATAGATGTGTTGTCAATGTTAATATCCTTACAACTGGTTTTGATGACCCTAGTATTGATTTTATTTCAATCCTCAGGCCAACGAATTCGCCTGTACTACACGTTCAGATGCTTGGAAGAGGAAGCAGGATATTTGAGGGAAAGGAGAACTGTCTTGTGCTTGACTTCGCTGGC